AGGCGGGCGGCGTGATCCGGTGCAGTCTGTGCGACAGATCAGCAACCAGTGCGGCGGATCAGTGCGGGCGCTGGTGCCCGATGTGCTGCGGATCGGGCAGGGCGGCGGGCGTGGATCAGGAGAAAAAAAGAAGCAGGCAGGGCGCGCCGGGTGTGGCGTTGTCCTGCCTGCTATGCTGTGTGCTGCTGTGATCTTCTGCTCTGGCCCCCGCTCCACGGAACGCCGCCGGTGGTACTGTTTCACGGTTTTTTCAGGCGGTACTTTGCGCCGCGCCGGAGGGGTCAGATTCTCCACTTTACCGGGTAGTGCTTTATGTGTAGGGCTAGAACTTAGTGAGCTATAGCCTCCCCAGTAACCCCCTATAGTCCCCCTTCTTCCCCAGATTCCGCCGGGGTGAATCCATCGCGGGCCATTCTTTCGGCGCAAGCCTGCAAAATATAGGCCTGCACGCTTTGCCCAGCGGCAGCAGCTGCGGCGCGGATTTCTCCGCCGCGATCTTTCGGCGGGCGAATCTGGATTGAATCGCATTTTGCAATATATCGGCTATTTGTGATTTTCTTTTTCTCTGAAATTGGCATTATATCATCCCTTTCGCGCGCGTTTATTATATTATAGCAAATCGGCCTGCATTCCGCCATGCAAAAATGCACAAGCATTCCGTCATGTTTTTGTGCAAAAAGTAGATTGCATTCCGTCATGCTTGACAACGGCATTCCGTCATGCTAAGATAATGCCACAGCAAGCGCCACGGCAGACAGCCGGACGCAAGCCGAACAAAACCAACGATTGCAGGAGGATTTTATCATGCGTAAGCTCAACAAAATTATCACCACCGCCGCAATGGTCGCCGCCATTCTGGCGGGCACCGCACCGAAAGCCGCCGCGACCGGCTGCCCCTACACTGTCGGCCCGCTGGGCCGTTACATCGTCCCGGCACAGGTGCAGGGCATGACCGCTGACGGCGACGGCGTGCAGGTCTGGTGCAGCGACCTTGGCGACGGAGACGACTGGTTTTTTACCGTTGACGCCAACACCGATTTGCACATCTTCGACTGCGTGCAGCTGGTCATTGATGCAAACGGCACACCTGATGATTTTAGCGATGATCGAGTGATTGACGCTTTTTGGAGCTGCTGCGAAATCGATTGACAGCAGCGCGGACACTCTAGCAGGGCTGCACCGTAAAGTAGCCCCGCCCCACGCCCGGCACACCGCCGGGACAATTTGAAAACTGAATAGGAGACAATACCATGAAGAAAAAACAGCCCACTTTGGAAGTTTTTCCCGCTCACGAGTACGGCCGTGATGGTTACGCCATCATTGACCGCGACGGAGAGGAAGAAGCGTTCTATCCGTTCAAGAAGTTAAACGACCGTGGAGATGTGGAAATTTCCAGCTACTTTTTCCAGCACATCGCATCTCTGCAAGAAAAAGGGTTCAACGTCATTTTCAAGCGCTGACCCCCGCCGGACACCTTGACGGGCCGCACCGCAAAGCGACCCGATCCCAGCCGAAAGGCACACAATACCCGCCGCTCAGGGTAAAGAGCAGAAAGAAAGCACATGAAAAAAATCATCAATGGCCGGATGTACAACACCGACACCGCCAAGCGGCTGGACTGGGCAAGCGATGGTGAAGGCTTTTCCCACTGGAAAGAAGAGCTTTACCAGAAGAAGACCGGCGAGTTCTTCCTATATGGCGAGGGCGGCCCTGCAAGCCCGTATGCCCGCCGCTGTGGTCAAAATGGATGGTCTGACGGCTGGACCATCGCCCCGATCACTGAACAGCAGGCCCGCGAGTGGGCAGAGCGAAATCTTGCCGCAGATGAATACATTGAGATTTTTGGGGAGCCGGAAGAATAAGCTTCCCGTCGGACACCTCAGCAGGGCCGCACCGTAAAGCGACCCCGCCCCACTACCCCGGCAGCAGCCGGGAGAATTTGAGAACTGAATAACAGGAGGTTTTACACCATGAGGAACAATGATCTTATCGAAACCGCCGTTTGTGCCCAGTACACCCCCGAACAGCTGCACAAGCTGGCCGCCCACTACTACACCGCCGACGAGATCGCCAGCGCCGCCGCAAAAATCATTGTGGAGCCTGGCGAAGACGGCACCGCACCCGATCCGGTGGAGATTGCAGAAGAAACCCTTTGCGCCGCTCTTTTCCACACGTTCGACGGCTGGAAAAGCCCCAGAAACGGCGGGCTGAGCGTCAAGCGCGGCGAAAAGGCCGTGATCCGCTGCAAGCTCTGGAAATACAAGGACAGCCCCAAGCCCGAAGACCTGCCCGCCGACGCTGACCCGCTGACCCGGGCAGCCGCTGAGCAAGGCGGCGGTGACTACTACATGACCACCGCCTACCTTTTCGGACGCTGGCAGGTTGAGAAGCGCGAACCGAAGAAGCCCACAGAAAAGCGGTTCAAATCCCTTGATGACATCCGGGCTTATAACAAAATGCTGGCAGATCAGCGCAAAGCCGTAAAGGCTGCCGCCGCCCAGCAGGACAAGCCCCAGACCACCGCACAGCCTGCACCGGCTCCCCAGAAGACCAACGCCCCCAGCGCCGCCGATCTGAAAAAGGCAGCGGACAAGGCAAAGCGGGAATTTATGGCAGTTTCCGAAGATGACCGCCCGGCACAGGCCGCCGCGCTGGAAAAGTGGCGCAAAGCCCGGAAGGCCGCAGAGGTTGCAAAGCCGACAACCACAACCGCCGCGCCGGTTCCCGAAGTCAAACCCCAGCCCAAACCGGCAGCGCCTGCACCCAGCGCAGACACCGCCCCGGCATACTGTGAGCAGACTTCTTTCTGCTGAATGGGATACCCTAGCAGGGCCGCACCCCAGAAAAGCGGCCCCGCCCCACACCCGGCACACCGCCGGGACAATTTGAAAACTGAATACGGAGGATCACAACATGAAACTTTCTAGTAATTTCACCCTGTACGGTCTGAACGTGAAGGCGATTCAGGCATACTTGAAGGATCAAGGCAAGTGCCAGCGTGGCGTGCGTATTTCCCGCCGTGGTGATATGGTTTACATCATGACCGCGTACATCGGGTTCAAAATCCCCGTCATGCTGTACCTGGATATTGTCCAGCCTGCCACGTTCCGCGAATGCCCCGAAGACGGCGTGACCATCGTTTCCGGGCAATACGGCTATGAAGTGGAGAAGAACGCTCCCGATCTGACCGAACTTTTCAAGAACCATGCCCCAACGGAAAAGGCTGTGGAGCGCACGCCGTTCTTGCAGGAACTGCCCACCGGCAAAAAGAAAACCGGACTTGCACGCCTTTACCACGTCGGACCCGTGCCGATCCTGATTAACTCCATTTACGATTGCATGGTTGACCCGGCACAGTTCATCTACCACGGTAAAGCGTCCGGCTATTCTCCCGTGTACGCCACCAACACCCAAGACCCCGCACGAGCCACGATTGCATTTATCTTCCTGCCCATCCGCCCCACCGATGAAGTCAAAGCACTTTGCAGCAAGATGTTTTCCGAATGACCCGCAAGGCCGACGGCATCCCGCCGCCGCTGGTGCAAGCCCAGCCGCCCCGCCAGGGCGGGCGCTCATGGGTCCACACCCAGACACAACAGAATAACAGGAGGTTTTACCATGTCTTGCATTCAACTTTCCGAAAAGCACATTGCCACCGTCGCCCACGGTCTGGCATTCATCCTCAACGGGGCCGGCGGTATGTGCCGCCTTGCTGCATCCTACGAGCTGCCGGAGTTGTCCGACGCTCTGAGCACCTGCCGGTATCCGCATGACTTTCTCTTTGATGACCGCAAGATTTACGCCGTTCTCTACAAGCTGAACGATGCTGCATACACTGGCCGCTACCACTTGGAGACAGCCGATGCCGAAGATTTTCCCACCATGCCGGCCGTCTTCCCGCACCTGCTCCATCTTCTCGACTGGGATGCAGGGCGCTATACCATCGACCGCGATTTTTACGCATTCACAAAGCTGCTGGACAGTTTCATCTACCAGTGCAACGAAGATGCAACCCGGAACAACCCCGTTCTAAAGGCTCTTTCCGGTACTTCCCGCGCACTGTATGCGTTCATTGTCCAGAATGCCGCCGAATACAACAACGCCGAATGGATCATCTGACCCTCCCCCGGATACCTCAGCAGGGCCGCACCGTAAAGCGACCCCGCCCCAGCCCGCAAGGGCCACACGAAAACCGCAAGCCCTACCAGGGCGAGCGAAACGCTTTGAAAACTGAATATTTGGAGGTCTATACAATGGCTATCATCAACGAAGAGAACGCCCGCATTGCAAAACAACTGTCTTCTTTCTCCGACTATGTAGAGGGCAGCGCAACGGCCAGCTACAACGCCCAGTGCGCCGAAGCCGCCGCGATTCTGGAAAAGGTCAAGGCAAAATGTGCCACGGATGAACAGCGGGAGCGCGCCGAATACCTGTATAACCGGTATTGTTCCGTTCTGGCTGAAGCCATCAACCGGGACAACGAGATCGGCACCCGGTGCCCGTCCGTGCTGATCTGCGGCGCCGGCAACTTCCCGACCCGCAAGAAGGAAAAGCAGATTGCGGCGTGGGACAAGAACATGGAGAACTTCCGCAAGGCAGACCACTATTTGGATATGCTCAAGCGTGCCCACACGCTGGCTGTTAAATCTGATGATCCCGAAGTGCTGGATTATCTCCGCGCAAAGCTCGACCAGCTCCAAGCTGCTCACCAGACCATGAAAGACGCGAATACCTACTATCGCAAGCACAAAACGCTTGATGGCTGCCCCGGTGTTACCGCCAAGGAACGTGCATGGCTCGAAAACGACCACGTTTTCGGCGTCGGTTCTCCGCTGGCTCTCTATGGCTGCCCGTATCCTGCCTATGTGCTGCAAAGCAGCAATGCCAGCATCAAGCGGGCAAAGGATCGTATTGCAAAGCTGGAAGCAGCCAAGGCCGCACAGCCCGTGGAGGATGAACACGACGGCTACACCTACCGGGAGAACGCCGAAGCAATGCGTGTTCAATTCCAGTTCGACGGCAAGCCGGACGACGAAACCAGGGCACTTCTCAAGCGCAATGGTTTCAGGTGGGCACCGTCGCAGGGTGTTTGGCAGCGCCAGCTTAACGACAACGGCAAATATGCCGCCCACCGCGTCATGGAGGTTCTGGACGGCCAGCAGTAAAACGGATACTCTGACGGGGTTGCACCGTAAAGCAGCCCCATCCCAGCCCGCAAGGGCAACACGTCACCGGCCCCGGTATCTATATACCCAGACCGGCAAATCTAAAAACTCGAATCCCTACCGGGACGAGCGATAATACATAACACGGAGGTATCCCACATGAAACTCAAAGAGACCCGCATTCTTGACGCTGAGGGCGCACGCTACGCCTGCATTGCCAACGACTACTGCACCCGCTGCGATTGTGAAGAATATGACCGCATCCTGTCCGACGCGGACACGTCCAGCCGCAAACCGGGCGGCATCACGGTTGACGATCTGGCCCGCATTGCCGAAGCGATCAAGGCCGTCAGCGAAACGGACGACGACGTGCCCGCTATCGCTTTTGCGCTTTCCCGGCGCACCATGTCCCGCTTTGAGCAGGCCTAACCTTAACTCGCCCGTTTTTGTGGGCTTTTCCATCATGAAATAGGAGGTTTTGTTATGTTTAAACCATTTTTCGTTGACTGCTCTGGCAAAAAGCACATTTTTCCGGACGACCGTGCACTGAAGCGCTCACTGGCGCTCGCATGGCGGCGGGGTGAAGACGTCTTCTGTTTCAAGTATCGCTTGAAATCAAGCTATACTTGTGGGCACAGCTATCAGCTGAACACGATTCAGCAAACTTGCGACGGTTTTGTCGTTTGTTTTGGATTTGAAAGCCCACTGGGCAAAGAATCCTATTGCTTTTAATCGTACTCGCCCCGATATCCCGCCGGGGCTTTTTGTGTTATACTTTCATCAACGAATTTTCTATTTTTCGTGCCAGAAATTGAACTATGCTTTACAAAATGCGTAAAAAGGAGATGTTTTTGTGATTGAAGGTGAAGTTTTCGCTCCTTGGCGACTTGTTGCCAGCTTTGCAGACGGTAGCCGGTTATTATTCGATGGTTTGACCGAACAGCAGGCAAAAGCAGCCATGGAGAGCGCCCAGCGGGAGCACGGCTGCATTTCGTGGTGGGATCATGTGACAGACCTGAATTATGAGGACGGACGTTATTATCGCACCACGCCAGAGCCGCCCACGATCCACGTCTTGAAAATTGACGAATAAAGAAATACCCGGTAGGCCATACAGCCCGCCGGGTATTTCTTTGCTCATTTTTCATTGTTTCGGGTATTCGTGTTTGTTTCCCAGCGGCGTTTTTTCGTTTCGCGGAAATGTTTCACATACGCGTAAGCTTTCCCGGCCTAATTTGCCTTTATATCATACGCGCGAAGGTGAAATGCTTTCACGTTTTTCGTAAACCCTTCCGGGGGTGCAGCGTTTGCATTCTCTAAGCCGGTGTGCTTTACTTACGCGCGTTATACGCACGCGCACGGATTTCTTCCGCCTGCGGCATATCGTCAAGGCTTTCAGCAAGCCGCACCAAAGCTTCTGCTTTTATCCGCTTTGTGTGCGATACGCTGTACCCGATTTTATGCGCCGTTTCCTCCGAACTGTGGCCATACAGCCATAATTCCGAAATCACTGTTGTGTACACAGTCTTTAGTGACCAGATTTGTGCGCGGATCACAGCAAAGTCCCCACGCAGCACCACTTCTTGTACTTCCAGTTCCCGCAAACGGTCAAGGCTCCCCAGTTCTTCGGCTCTCTGGGCAATGTCTGCGGTGCTGTCGCTGTGTCCGCTTCCGTGCGGCATTCCGCCGTACTCAATGCCGCGCAGACAGTTCAGATCGCCTTCCAGCAGGTCTTTTTCTGCCGCAATGGTGCGCAGCTTCTTTTGGATATCCGCCGCGTAGTCCAAAACCATTTTTGCATCTTCAATCCGCATCTTCTGCGCCCTCCTGCGGCTCTGCCGTTACTGTTTTTTTGTGGTATCCGCCTTTTTAGCTTCCAGCACCGCCTTTCGGCGGGCTGCTTGCTTTTGCCTGATCTGTAAACCCAGCGACTTTTTGAAATACGCCGGGAGCGGCTTTTTCTTAGGCTTCCCCATGTTCTGCACCTCTTTTCTGCGGTTTATCTTCTCAGTTCGACAATAGGCCCCATGATTTCAATTTTATCTTTCAGCACCCGGCGCTTTTTCAAGCTGGCAATGATTTCTTGCTTGTGTGCCGTGTAGAATTTTTCTCCGACCACAAAATACCGCAGTTCCGGGTTGAACTGCTGCCGAATGCGCAGGCAGAAGATCATGTGACCATCTATCGGCACATCCAGCTCATAGACCGCGATCTGACCGGTTTCTTTGCTGATTTCACGGCAAAGAAACACCGCGTTTGTCTCAAACCTTGCCTTTTCTTCATCTGTCACAGCTTTTCACTCCTTCCTGCCTGTTTTGCAAGGCGTTTCCACTCCCGGATTTCATCCTTGCTGTCCGGCGTGATGATTTCCGTGAACTTATAGCCTTTTGGCTCTGCGATCAGGTCAATAAACAACCGGCGGCGGTAAATGTAGTCCCGCTGTGCCCACCGGGTGAATTTCGACTTGATCTCTACCACTTCCACCGCGCCATCAGCATACACCAACACATAGTCTGCCGTATATCGCGCCGCTGGCAGTTTGACATTGCCATACTCCTTTGCGGGCAGCAGGGGAAAGGCAACGTGCGGCGTTGCCTTGATGATCCTGCCAGATTCAATGCCTGGCAGGATCACAGATATGTAATACTCGTATTCTCCCCGGCTCTCGAAGGTTTTCCCGATTTTCCCAGCAGACTTTGCCGCATCCGCCAACGTCTGCTGCGTCGTGGTGCACTTTTCCCTTGTTCGCCGTGCGATTTGTGCTTCTGCCTGCGCCCGGTAGCGCGGCGGCAGGTCTTCAAGGTTCAGCCTTGTGCTCATGTCTCCCCCTTTACCATTTCCGGCTCAGAATGGCATAGCATTGTGCTTCCGTTACTTCCCAGCCGTCTTCCCGGGTTTGGTCAGACTGGTGCAGTTCCCCCGGATCGTAAACAACGCTCTTTTCCAGTTTCCAGCCCGGGAAACGCTGGCTCCACCAATAGGCGTCATTCTGCATATCGCCACAGGCGTCCCGAAGTTGTTTTCTACTCCACTTCGTGTCATTGGGTACCTGCTCTTCCGGCAAAATCAGGTTTTTGGTTTCGATGCAGACACGCTCTGTGTGGTTGTAGATATACCCGACCGTTCCGTACTTTCCTTGCGTTGTCTGGTCTGTTCCCAGAATTTTTTTCATGTCAATGCGATCCGCATTCATGGTTCCCAGACTTTCATACTCGTTTGTTCCGGGAATACGGCGACGCCAGATGTCTTCCAGCATTTCGCGCACTTCGCGGCGGTCGATCTGGTCAAGCCCGATGCACTCTACAAAGCCGTGCATATGTAACCGGCCATCTTTGCCCTTGCGCACAGCCCAGAGCATCATTTTGATTTTCTCCCGGGCAATCTTGAACCGCTTGCAGATTGCGGCAATTACACGGCGCTTATAGTTCTTTGTTTCCCGGACGCATCCCAGAAAGTCGTCCGGCAAGAAAACTTCTTCAAACGTCCCGGAAAGGAAGAACCCATTCTTCGTGAAGTTCGCAACAACCTTTCTTTGCTTTTTCCGCAGGGAAGACATCTTGTTCCGGGCTTTCTGCCTTTCACCAGACTTCTTCTGCTTCTTCCCTCTGGTATTTCGTTCCTGCGGGGTAATGGCGTAGAGACACACAGCCATATAACTATCACCACAGATAATCTTTTTTTCTCTGATATAGTTTCTGCGCATCCCTATCACCTCCTGTCCCGGTCAGCTTCCTGTGTTTATTTTTTCTTCTGTGGACCAGCACAGTCACAGAAATAACGGGTATACAAGCTCCCTAAAGAGGACTTTCGCCCCTTTAGGTTATGCTTTTGTTTTGCCAATTTCTGGCAGTCAGTCTTTCGGTGCCGCTGGGTAGTACATCCAGTGCGTCACGTTGCCGTGTTCACTGAACTTGTCATCTTTCCCCTCAACAAACCACTGTCCGTTGCCATCGTGGATTTCATAGTGAGCATCGTGCTGGGTGCCATCTGCGCAGTATGCCCACACCTTCATGCTGGTTTCACCGGAGTAAACTTCATCGCCATCATGCCAGGTTTCATTGTGGGTGGGCGGTGGATCACTCGCCCGCCGCCATTCCGGTACTTCCACTACCGGTGCGCCGTCCAGTTCTTCGATGCAAACTCTAAATGCGCTCTGGATTATCGCATCCACAACCACGTTTCCCGTTTTTATTTCCATGATTCCCAACAGAATATTATTTCTGACCGGCAGGGCATCAATTATCATTCTTTCGCTCATTTGCTTTTTCCTTTCTTGCAGCGTGTCCCATATCAGAAAGATTTCTCTTCTTTGCTGCCACGCTTCGGATTTCTTTTCTGCATTCCTTGCAGTAGTGGGTGTTCGGACCGGCTTCATAGACCTTTCCGCACCTTTCGCAGATTTCTTTAACCATTGTTTTCTGCCCTCCAAAATTTAGTCATCGTTTCGGAGTACAGCTTGTAGCACTCTGGGCAAAGGTCAGTGTCTTTGATTGGTCCTTCTTTCCACGCCCTGAGAGCTTCCGAATAGCCACTTTTGTGCCGATCCAGCATTATTTCTTTTTTGCAACGATCGCAAATTCTTATCTCGACATCTCTTCTCACTTTTTTGTTCTCCCGCCTTTTGCTTCCTTTTCATCACGCTTCGGCTCATGATCTGCGGTGGTTGTCAGCTTCACAGTGGGTTGCGGCTGATCCGACCGGTTCAGCGGCTTATCAAAGCTCACATTCGTCCAGTCGCCCTCCGGCTTATCGTGCCACGCCAGCGCATGACGGATACTCAGCCAGACCTGTTCTGCCCGGTACGGAATGCGCATACCGTCTTCGATAAGTGGGTGACAGGCAAACATCTGATAAGCTCTATCCATGTCGTCCTGCATCATGTTCCGATTTTCCAGTGCCCGGTAAAAATCTTCTTTTTCGTCCTCTGCGTTTTTGAATCGCTTTGCATCCATATCGGCATAGTGCTTCGCCATGCAGAGGTCTTCCGCAAGATCATTAAACTGGCCCATGTGCAGGCGCAGATACATCTCGCAAGCAACCTGCACAGCTTCCGCCACCGGGCGGCTCATTGTCACCGTGACGGTTTCAACTTCCGCCGGGGTATCTTTTTTCTTGTCCATGCTGCCACCTCAAATTCTTACGGGCGGTGCTCCGTATCCGTCGCGCACCTCTATGCCGTCTTTTTCTGAAATGTACATCCACGTCTTGAATGGGAAATTTGTAGCCGGAATACCTGCTTCAAGAGCAGCCTGTTCCAGCATCACGCATGGCCCATAGTCGCACCCAATGGAGATTTCTGTCCACGCCTTTGCTTCTTCCTCAATCCTCATTGCCAGTTCTTTTTTGAAAACTTCAACCTGTTTCTTTGAGATTTTCTTTACCATAGAATCCGCAAGGAGACACGTCACAATAGACGTGTAGCCGTTATCCCCATTGCTATGCGGCTGGTTGGCAGTCACTTTTTCCACCCACCAGTTGACGGCCTTTTCGATGGTTTCTTTGGTCAAGTTCATGATGCTTTCCGCCTTTCTTTAGAAAAGTTGTTCCATCTTTTTCGGCCACCGGCGCTGACTCCGTTCCAGCTTGCAGATCATTGCTGCCAGCTGGATTGCTTCAACCGCCATATGAACAGCCCGGTGTTGCATTTCCTTCAGGTCCTCTTTCGGAATTTGCAGGTCCGCCTTGACTTCGTTCCACAGGCGTTCTTCAATCCACCTGTCCAGCAGATAGCGTTCCACTTCCGCTTCGCTCATTTCCTCCCGGACCACCGCCCAGCCTTCATGCGCACTATGGAACATCGGAAAATTCTGGTTTGCTGCTTTCAGCTCCTTTTTAACCAGCAAGCGGACATCTTTTTCTACAGCGTCCATTCTTTATCTCTCCTTCTTGAACTCTTCAAACATTTTGCCGTACCGGAGTTTGTAGTCATTAAGGCAGTCTGGACAAAGTGCAACCTTTTCGCCAGCGGTGCCAGGTACTACAGTCCATTTCTTTGCAATTCTATCTTTCTCTGTTTTACTTACGCCTTCATCTTCCACGAATACAGTGAATTTGCACCGGTCGCAACGATATCTCGTTCCCGTTTCAATCATTTGCCTTTCCTTTCTCCGCCCCTTCCTGGGCAGCCAAGTCCTGCAAGTCATCGTGCATCTTTTCAACGATCTGCCTCTGCCGTCTCGACATCAGCTCTGCTATGATTTCGTCCAGATCATTCGCCACGTCATCTTTGATATTCATAGGCGCGACCAATGCCCGAAGGATCATTCCGTCCTTCACAGCATAGATAAACCGGCAATCCTGATTGGTAGGGCGTACACAAATCTGCGCAAATTCCTTGTTCAGCTCGCCTTCCACCGGTTTCAGCAGTTCTGACCGAATGAACCCGACGCTGCCGTCAGGATTTCGCAACGCGATAAGCTCTTCTCCGTTGATAACGATTCGCGTCTTGATTTCAGAGGTAGTTCCTTCATGTTCCGGCTCGTCATCCCACCTCACGCCGTACAGTTTTCCGTCGATGGTGTATTCTTCATGGTAGAAGATGTTCTTCATCTTCTTCTGCGGAATGCCCAGCATAGCGCCCAGCTCTCCCGCGTCCTGTGTTCTGGGGTAGCCATCCATGCAGTAAAAGGCACTCCCCGTGCCGACAAAAATTCTGCCGCCGTTGTTGATTACCTCACAATGACCGCAGTTCTTGATCTGGGCAGCCAGTGCAGAAAGTTTCATCTTTTCACCACCTCCACGTCCGGCTCTCCATCTTCAATGAACTTAGGGTAGGCGCTCTTTGCGTGTTTCCTTGCTTCGCGGACTGCTGCATTCGCATTTCTTGCTTCCAGCTTATACGGCAGATACAAATTTTCCTTCGTATAGCTGTCAATGCCAAACAGCATGATACTGAACTTTGCCATCGTTTGCTCCCTTCTATTTATTTTTTCTGTCGGTGGGCACTTCCGGGCTTGAACCGGGTGGGGCCTGTCCCATGCTCATATAAAAAGAAGCCGCCGCGTCGGGCGGCTCCACGCTTTGTCTACGCTCATTTCCCCGTAGGCTGGTATCTGTTCACGCATTCCATATTTGTGCAAAAGCGTTCCGCGCCAATGATTTTTAGCGGTTTCCCGCAATACGGGCAAAACGTCGGCTTAGGTTGCGGTTGGCCTTCTCCCTCTAAACTCTGTTGCAACCGATAGAGTGCGCACATGAACGATCCCGGCTGCACATACAGTACACATCGTTCCCTTGCTCTGCAAATATCGCAATTCATTTTTTTACCTCATCAAATACAGCCAGCAGAATTTCACCAGCGCCGCCGGGACAAGCACAGCCGCCACCAGCCAGAGAACAGCTGCCGCGATCACCAGCGCCGCGAAAATTCCGGTCGCTTCTATCTTTCCGATTTTTACTTTATGATCCATGTTTTTAGCCATTTCCCCTATCTTTGAAGTCCACAAATCGATCTTCTTCGTCTATCATGAACTCGTCGGCATTCCACACTTCTTTGCAATCCAGACAGCACGCTGTCTGACATCCAATCGGACCCGATATGCTTCTCGTCCTTTTCTTTAGAAGTTTTCCATGCTTACCAAGTAACCGGTCATAAGAAAACATCCAAAAATCTGACACTACGATTTGTCCACCGCAAACCGGACAGGATTTGCGTTCAATCCCTTCGCGCATTCTACTCCCCCATTATGATCCAGACCCGGTGTTCACCGTATCCATCCCAGTTCAGCGCATCCTCATGGTTGCCAGAAACAGCCACGTCCAGCTTGTTGCCCTGAATAGCTGCACCGCGATCCTGCACAACGCGCACGCCAATGCCTTCTATGTACAGAACCGTTCCAAATGGCAGGCTTTCGTCTGCCGCAACGGTCAGCCCCGCCGTCACCGGTGCGCCGCTGGCGGTGATGCCGTCGCCGGTGCCGCAAATGTGCGGGTATTCTTCTGTGCAGTACGCCGTACACAGAAATTCCCCGGCATATTCCTTTGTCAGTCCATCCGGCAGGGCATTTTCATTGGCGGCAGTCTGTAACTGGTCGATAACTTCTTCATCCTGAATTGCTCTGTCCTGCCAGTTTGCCAGACGGGCGGAATAGATAATACGCTGCCCTTCCAGATCATCAATGCGTCTCTGCATCACCGCAACTTTTGTGGCATTGACAATTTCCGCCGCAAAGAACAGTACCAGAATCGCCTTTGTTTTCGCTGTCATTTCCAAACCTCCTTTTCGTCACCGCGATTGGAAACTCTTCTATTTCACTTGCCCAGCGTGCCGTGCCTTTCCCGTATGTAGTCTCCCACACTAGAGGAAAGCCACCGATTCCGTCAAACAAGCTACCCAGCGTTGCGCCCGCTGGAAGGTATCGCTTCATTTTCTGGGCAATCCAGAACCACTGCGGCAACGCAATGGAATTTCCCAGTGCTTTATAGCGTGGGCTGTCTGCCGGCTTATGCTTTTTTCCTTTGGTGTCCGTCCACTCTCCAATGTCCGTCCATCCATCCGGGTAGCCCTGCAACCGCTCACATTCTGTCGGTGTCAGCCGCCGGACGATCCAGTGAATAGTTTTCTCTGCAATTAGACACTCGCTACCATTTCCAACATTCCCGGCTTTTGCTTTCATGGTTGAACATTTGTCGCTTTTCTTGTAGTAGCTGTAAGACTGTTCGCTGAATGTCTGACGCTCAGTTATGATGGCTGTGTAGTCCGTCACTCTGCTTTCGTGATCCCCGGTAATGGTCGGCACTGTCTTGCCATCACCGTTTCCCCGTGCATCAAAGACCTTATACGCTACTGCCGGGCGGTCAACAGTGTTCAACGTGTAGCTCTGGTTTTCCTTCACGCCGGAACCATTTGCGCCGGCCGTTTCAGAGCGATCAATAATGTTTCCTGCTAGGCAATAGACCGGCTGAAAAAGGGTCTGATCCTGTAGCGTCGAAAGTGTTCCTGTTTTTTCGGTCTGCACCAGTGCACCTTTGCCGCCCCCGGCACAGCCTGACCGGATTTTCAAGGTGTAGGCTTGCCCCCCCCTGCTGGCCCACCATTCGATCATTTCCAGCAGGGCGGTTTCCAGCAGTTCTTGTAGCTTCTTGCCCCGTCGGGATGCTCTGGTCAGGATGCCCCGGCAAGCTTTCGCGCTCAAATAGTATTTCTCCGGCACGTCCACCTGCAAAATCCACGACAAGAGCGATACGTTTTCTTCTCTGGGGCACTCCCCAATATTGAGCGTCAAGCTGTCGCCAAGCCAGAGACCATCCATTTCCGGCGATTGCTCCGGCTTTGCTCCATCTGCCCCCCCTCGGAGGTCTAGGAATTGAAGCGTCTGGTTCTTCCACGCGGGCAAGTTCTTCCAGCACGGCGCGGAAGTCTTCTCCGCCGTTTGAACTGAACGCTCCGGGAACATTTTCCCAAATAACGACAACTGGATAACTTCCATGTGTCGCCCTCCTCATTTCTTTGATGATCCGAACTGCTTCCATGAACAATCCCGACCGTTCTCCCGCAAGTCCCGCCCGCCGCCCAGCAATGGAAAGGTCTTGGCATGGGCTGCCGAAGGTGATGCAATACACGGGTTCTATCTGGTCGCCATGTATCTTTGTGATATCTCCAAGGTGGATCACTTCTTGTCACCCCACCTTGCTTTATGGGGTAAGTCCTGGCACGGGCTGCTGCCGATCAAATAATCTGCCACAATTTCGCCATCTTCTGCCCGCTTCATTCCCAGAAAATCCGCAACGCCGAAACTGCCGTCTTCGCAGCAATGCGTTTCTTGTACAAGCGGTTGGTTTTCAAGTTTCTTCAACGGCCCAATTCCACTGGCGGTAAACGCCGCATTTGCCGTTGCGGTCCAGGCTGTCTCTTTATCACCAGTTCCGCCGTTGGTGAAGGTCTTCCCGCACAGCCTGCACCTGAACGTCATGTAGTACCCTTTCATTGTTCTTCTCCCTTCTGCTTTTTGTTCTTGCACGGGTGGCCGGAATCGAACCGGCTTGCCTGCCGCTGGGGGATCAGGACGGCAGGCAACTTCCTTACTACACCCGCATATCAAAACCCACCGCGCAAGAGAGGTGGCGCGGTGGGGCGACCCGTTGCGGTCGGGTCTGCTGCCTTTTGCCTGGGCAATTGGGACAGGGCGTTTCTGCGCTCACGCTGCGACGTGCCGTTCAGCTTATGCCGGACTGCCATGCGGGCACGGTTTAGGAAATACGGACAGGTCGGATTTTCACCGCCTTATACGGAAGGTTAGCGCTGCTTTTTCAGCATCCGTATTTCCCTGCCAGTTTTGGAAGATGAACAAACCTTGACCGGCTTCCATGGAATATGCGAGCAAAGCGGCGCAGGCGGGGTTCGACCCCGCTCCCAGCGTGCTGCGGGCACACCCTGCGCCATATAAAAGCCGCCCGGCCTTCACACATGACAACTGCTGCTTATCTGCTGAAAACTCTGGCCGGGCGGCTACATTCAGTTTGTTTTGTGGTGCGTCACACTGTATTCTTCGCATTCCTTGTTGTACCCGTCGCAGGGCGCGCACCGCTGCGACGTGATACGGAACGTGTGTTGGCACTGTTCGCCCTTCTTCGGGGCTGGATGGGTCTTTGTGGACCTCGCAAGATTTTTCATTTCTTTTGCTTTATATAAATAAGTAGCAGTGCCCAGCGGCACCGTGTTCAGATGGAGCTTTGGTTGAACCCTGCGTGTCCGGTAACGGCGCTTGTTGTGAATGGCCCATCCGGGCGTTTCCGGCGGCAAAAGCGTGTATGTCAAATCGTCCAGACCTTCACAGAAGCGTTTGACGCTCTCTGTGATTTTCTCAAACGAGTCTATAATTATCTGGCGCATTTTCATCAAATCGCCCACCGGGTCTTCAGACCATTCCCGCGTGCCGTGCTCAGGATCGGTTACTATCATGCGCTTCCTTTTCCTTCCGCGCTGCAAACTGTGCAGCGCCTTCCGGGTATCTGGTGGGCTTCCCGGTCAGGTCTGCCGTTGCGGCAAACTCCCGGAGTATCGCAAGCAGCGGCACACTGACAACGCCTGTTACTTTCGCCATAGGATCAACCTCCGTTCTGGTCTTTCCGTGCCTACTTGTCCACCGCACTGATGATGTGCTTTACCACTTCTTCCATGGGCATATCACCTGCCGGGACCTTGAACATCACGCCCTGCGCCTGACCCGGATTTTCCTTTGCCTGCTTCATTGCATCTGCAACAATTTTCTCCATCATGCTGTCCATGTTGCCGGGCTGGCTGGCGGAAGGATCATTCCGCTTTTCTGCCGTGGCGGCAGTGGCATGGTCATCCTGCTTCTCCGCTGTGTCGGCAGTGGCAACAGGTTCAGCAGCAGGCGCTTCGCCATACTCGCTCTTCCACGCGACTTCAAACACGCTGTCGATGATGTCCTTAGCCACCGTCATAATGGCTTCCGCTTTCTTACGGTTACCTTTGCCGTTGTCCGCAACGGTGTGCGCCACCGCTGCTGCGGCCATAAATACCTGGTTCGCGCCGTCTCCCATCGTTTCTATGTCGATCAAACTTTTGCTCTTCATCTTCACGACCAGCTTTGCAATGTTCTTGCCCATAATGGACTTCCTTTCTTTTGTGTGAATCTTCGGTCTGGTGGAGCATTCCGGGATCGAACCGGTTCCGGGGCTACACCCCCGGACGCGCCTGCATACTCCATAAAACGGGCGGCTTGACAGGCTGCCGCCCACCCATGCGGGCCGCCCTATGTATTCTTTCAGTCCTCAGTAGGTAGGACCCCCGACTGTCGGAATGGCCGGGGCAGCCGTCTGCGTCCCCACGTTTCCGGCTGCATGGTGGGCGTGATCCGGTGCGCCCAGACCTTTGCGGCTAATCTCGCGGGTCGATACCGCCCACCGCCACAAAGACGATCAGCAAGAGCAGCCACATCAGCACCACCGTCCCGCCGCAGAACGCCGGTGTTGCCAGCACCCAGCACAGCAGAGCGGTCAGGATCACGGCTAGAACCAGCGTTCCCGCCAGAATTGCGATCAGCATAATCAGGATCATCCGTTCTTCCTGCCTTTCTTTTTCTTGTGCTGCTGCGTCTGCCGGGACTTCCGGCGGTCTTTGCACGGGCGGCAGTACAGCGTGGTCAGCGTGTCGAACCGGCGGTACGCCCCGCCGTCATGCCTTTTCTTGCTGTTGTTCATGTTCCTTCCGCTTCCTGTTCCTCTCGATCAGATTATCCAGCTCTTCCCGGGCCTTCTGCTCTTTCAGCAGTTCGTCTAAGCGCCAGTACCCGTATGACTTGCCCGCTGCGTCCGCCTTGCGCACATCGGCGGTCAGCGGATCAGCGGGCGGGTTCTTATACTTCTTGCGTACCCGTTCCGCAAATCGTTCTGCGCAAACGGGGCACCGCCGGGCGGTGACGTTATTTGAAAGGATCACCGCCCCGCAGTCAACGCAGGTCTTGATTATCACTGGTCCATTCCCCCTTGTGGTTCTGGATGTAGCGCCGGATATCCTCTGCAAACTTTTTGCGCTTCCTGCGCTCTATCACTTCAAAGATGGTGTACATCACCGCGCACACCACGACGACCGCCACCGCCGCCGCGCCCATCATCTGGCACGCTCCCGCTTCAGCTGCTTTTCCAGCTCTAAGCGTTCGCACTCCCAGCGATACCGCCGGACGCGTTCCTCCAGCAGGTTCACCTTCTGTTCCAGCTTCGTGGTGTAACTGATGCTGCACCAGCCCCATGTCAGCAGGGCGGCAATGGTGACGATCAGTGCGAACCATGCAGCCGGTTCCCGTGCGGCTGCCTGCGCGGCATCCACGCCATAGAACCACATGATAAAGTTCCTCATGCCGGTTCACTCTCCTTCTTGTCTTCCGGTGCCTGTGCGCCAGCCTTTGCCAGCTTCATGCCCTGAACCACGCCTGCGATATAGGTTGCTGCTTCCGGGTTCTCTGCCAGCAGTTCGGCCATTTCCTTACTCTGGCTCTTGTCCTTCTCGCTCATTCTTTCTCATGCTCCTTTGTTGTCCGCTCCTTCCTGCCGTGATATAATCAGGGCAGGAAGGAGGTGATTATTTTGACCGACCGCCAAAAACTCGTCTACGATCTGTCCATGCAGCTTACCGCCGCAGAGCTTGCAAAGGGGATTCCTCTCTCCGAAAACCCCGCCGCTTACGCTCTTGACACCTTTACCGGTTACATTGCGCTCTACTCTGCAATGGATCCCGCCAATTTTGACATTACTCTTGCTAAAATCAAAAAGGTGTAATCCCTACGACTGAGATCGGCAAATCTCTCAATGCTGTTTGGGCACTTTCCAAACGGCCAGACAGCATAATAATGAGTGTCCGCATCTCTGTGTAGGAAAGCTCTTGCTCTTGGCATTTTGCGAGAATGTCATTGGCAAGGGCTTTCATTGTTTTGTCGTTCATGTCCCTGCCCTTGTTCTGGCGCATGAACTTTGCCGGGTTCTCCATCCTCTCACCCCCTTTCTGTCGCTCTTGTGTTCGCTAAATTAACTTTACGAGTTCATTATAGTTTATCAAACTATCATTGTCAACCCCTTTTTCTTCTTTTTTCGTTGACTTAATTAACGTACCGTGCTATTATTATGGTAAAGGAGGTGAAGCAAAGGTATGAAAGATAGAATCCGGGAGGTTCGAGAGCATTTTGGACTTAGTATGGAGAAGTTTGGTTCCCGCATTGGCATAGGCAAAGCGTCCATTAGTCTTTTGGAAAGCGGTAAGAACAATCCATCCGTTCAGACCATTACTCTTATCTGCCGGGAGTTCGGTGTAAACGAACAGTGGCTCCGCACTGGTGAGGGCGAAATGTTTGAGCAGACCCGGGCAAGCGTGCTGGATCGGCTGTCCACGGAATACGATCTGAGCAGGGAGCAGCGTTCCGTAATTGAAGCGTTCCTTGATCTGGACCCGCAGGAACGGGACGTGATTCTGAAGTATGTGCATAACGTTTTTGACCGTTCCGCAGAATCCGCAGCCCAGAGCACAGCAATACCCGATAAGGAAGCCCGGCGCATTGCCGAGAGCGACGAGTTCAAAGCCCTTCGGGAAAAGAACGAGCCGCCGGAGAGCGAATCGTGTACTACCGCCGGTTAGTTCTTCAACGCGCCGCTTCTGAGTGGCTGAAGAATCACCAGTAAATCCGCGCAAAAAGAAAAAGCCCACCGGGGGACAGGCCCGGTAGGCTTTTTCGTGTATACAAATTATTCTATGGGGGTATTATCTTATGAGAAAAATTTCTGTCTTTGCTGTTTCCTGTGCCGCCATTCTCCTTCTTTCCGCTTGTGGCAGTTCTTCCAGTTCCGCGCCTGCATCTAGCGGCGCTTCGTCTGCTGTGTCCAGTTCTTCGGAACCGGTTTCTTCCGTTTCATCTTCTGCATCGGTCGATGATGCGTTTTCCGATTTTGAAGCCGCGCTTTCCGAGAACGGTATTGCTTATACGGAAAAGGTTCGTATGGCTGCTGAACTTATCGGCGGCGTAGACGGTTACAAATACAAAACACCCGATTATAACATTGAGGTGTATACTTTTGATCCGTCGTCCGACGCTTATCTGACTGCCGAAAAGGACGGCACCGTTATCATGGAAGGCTTTGGCTCATTCCCTGCTTATGCTCACAAAGGCATGGTTCTCATGCAGACCGACAACCTTCCCCAGGAAGTGATTGACCTGTTCAATGCTATGTAAAGGCAAAGCCCCGTCTTTCTCTGTCGAAAAAGGCGGGGCTTTGATGAACGAGTTCTGCTTTTTAATGCAACTCCACTTCTATAAATAGTTGAAAACTATGATATTTTTGGAATGAGTTTAACTTTTTCATCTCAAATGGTTGCTTTTGTCTCAAATCCGTGACTGATTAGACGAAAGTTTTTACCGCTTGAAAGGTGGTATAGTATGCCAAAGAAAAATCCATCCGGCGGCAAGCGGCTTGTTGCCTACTACCGCTACAGCGGCGGCAGTCATCAAACGGAGCAGTCCATTGAGGGCCAGCGCCGGGACTGTGAAACCTACGCCCGTATCCACGGCATGGTCATTCTGCATGAATATATTGACCGGCATATCTCCGGCAAGACGGACGACCGCCCGGAGTTCCAGCAGATGATCGCCGATGCTGGGAAAGGGATGTTCGACTATGTGATCTGCTGGAAAACAGACCGCATTGCCCGCTCCCGGTATGACAGCATCGTCTATAAAAAGAAGCTCCGCGACAACGGCGTGGAGCTGCTCTATGCCGCAGAAGCCAACGTTGAAGGTTCCGGCGGTATCATCGTGGAGGGCTTGATGGAAGCCCTTGCCGAATACTACTCTGCCGAACTGGCCGAGAAGGTGCGGCGCGGTATGCGGGAAAGTGCCTTGAAGGGCAAGGCTATTGGCAGTTCCCGCCCCCTTGGCCTTACCGTGGACAAGGACAAGAAGTATATCATCGACCCTGCCGGGGCTGCCGCTGTGCGGTATATCTTTGAGCAGTACGCCGCCGGGGCTGCATCCTCTGCTATCGTTGCACACCTGAATGAACAGGGCTTGTGCACCAGCCGTGGCAACCCGTTCAATAAATCCAGCGTGGTGCGCATCATCCAGAATGAGGTGTATCGGGGCGTGTATGTCAGCCCCAAGTTTGACGTGCGCATTGAGGGCGCAGTACCGGCCATTATTGACGACGATTTATGGGAGAGGGCACAGAAGATGTTCATTCGTAACCGCCAGAGCCGTTCCCCACGCAATGACCGTGCGGACTACATCCTGTCCGGCAAGCTGTTTTGCGGCGAGTGCGGCACCGCTATGAAGGGCGTGTCCGGCCACAGCAGCAACGGCGAGGTGTACTTCTACTACAACTGTCCGTGCAAGGACTGCCACCGCCGGAACATCCCAAAGGACGAGCTGGAAGGTCTGGTGATCCGCACCGTCTGTAACGACGTGTTGCAGCCGGACGTGATGGATCACATTGCAGACAGTGTGATCGAAGCCCAGACCGCCGAACTGAACCAGCCCAACCCGGAGAAGGAAGCATTGCAGCACGAGCTTGCCGACGTGCAGCGCAAGGCAAAGAATCTGCTGTCCGCTTTGGAGAACGGCACTGCTGGGGCTATGCTGACCAACCGCCTTGCCGAACTGGAACAGCAGGCAGACACGCTGTCCTATCAGCTGTCGTCGCTGGAATCTGAGCCGAAGTTCCCGGTCTTCTCCAAGGAAGAAGTTCTGTACCTGCTGGAACAGTTCCTCATTGCCCCCAGCGAGAAAACCAAGGCATACCGCCGCCGCCTGATCGATACCTTTGTCAGCAAGATTGAGGTGAGCAACACGGAACTGACCATCTATTTCAACATCTCCGAGGAAGATTGTGGAAAAATGAAAAAAGCTCCCCAGTCGAACCAGCCCGAAGGCTGTTCGACTGAGAAGCAAATGGTCCGAGTGGCGAGAATCGAACTCACGGCCTCTTGA